ATTTCATAGAAGTAACAGATTTTTCAGCCTCAAAGAAATGACATAGTGATTGTATTATATAATTACCACTTGTCTTTTGATCAGGGCCTTGATCCTTATTACTACTTATAACCTCAACTTCAAGTTTAACTGTATCTCCTGCCTCTAAGTCAGTATTACACGGAACAACAATAGAATAGTTTTGAGAGAATAATATATTGTATCTTGCAGCACCAGCAGCATAATATAACTCAGGACTATTATTAGCATCTACACTGGTATCTGCTCCACCAATATTCATTACAGCAGTTGATACTCTATGAAATCTTGTTCCTCCTTCAAATTCTTCATCAAGAATTTTAGCGACTGTTGGTTTATTACCTAAAGAACTAAATTTCTCATCATCTATTAATTTACCATCAACAACATTAATATCAATTTCAGTAAACTGATAGGTCGCTGGATTAAAGAATATATTTTTACTTGCATAGATACCAGATCTAATTTGACTGGTAAGATTTTGATCTCTACCTACAACTAATGCAGATACTTTAAAATTATTACTATCATCATCTTTCTGATGAACATCTTTATTTTGTGAGTTATAAAAATAATGATGAGTTTGATCATCTGGTTCTGTATTAATTAAACTATCTACTGATACATACTTAAATCCACTTTTTGTTTCATACGCAAAATAACCAGGATTAGCAGTATTCATTGGTATTGTTTGTTTTGCAAGCATAGCAATTAAATCAAATGGTCTTTTAGTCATTCCAGCAAAGGTATAAGTGTTGCTAGATTCTGAAACTAATATCCTATCTGGAGGTAATGTTAAAACATCTTTGCATATTGATGCAACAGATTCTGATATATTACCTTTATAACATGCTGTAACCTTTTTAACAGCATTTAATACTCCAATTCTAGAACAGAATCTTATTTGAATAGTTTCACTATTTGCCTGTTTACTTAATATTTGAACCTCATTAACATATAATATCCTATGAGGATCATCCTTAACAGCAAAATCTATACCCTCACCAATTTCAGTTTTAATTCTCATAAAAATTTCGCAACCAGCTTCAAGTGGAAGATATTCATATAAAGAACCTGTTGTTGATTCATCTCCTTCTTTAGAAACTGCATCTCCAGTACTAACAAGAGTGATGACTCCAGTTATATGTGGTGATAATACATTTTCATAATAATATATGTTAACAATTCTAGTTCCACCCGCATAAGGGCCATCTATAAGATCTACTTCTCTTTCACCATTGGAAGATTTAATTTTAAATACTTCGTATTTTGAGGATTGTACTGCCATTAATCTATCACCCTATGATTAGAGACTTCTGGTTCTGGTCTTACCTCAGTCCGATTTTTAGGTGTATCACCATTAGCATCAGTAGTTGCAAGAACTTCTACAGGAATAATTACGGTATTGAGATTATTTCCACCATTTTGCATCTTTAAGTCACCAGTAACTTTATGAACTTTGTTCAATATATTATTAACATTAGCATCTATAACTTTCTCTACCTTATCATCTTCTTTTGTTACATCCTCTTTCTTTTCACCATCAGCTCCAGTCTTCGCAATTTTCTCAGGATCTATTGCAATTAAGTTTTCTAATGGATTTTCTACCTGTTCTCCTTCTCCTTGTGCTTCTGTATCGGTAGTACCTGTTGCATTTATCAATGCTTCATCTTCACCTTCTTGTTTATCCGCAGTCTGACCTAAACCTTCACCACCACCTTTCTCAAACTTATCCACTTGAGAGAAATCTATAGGAGTAGCATCCTCTTCACCTTCTTTAGTCTCTTCACCACCACCATCTTCTTCTTCTTTAGGTTCTTCTATTTTATCAACTTCACCTTCCATATCTTTCTTTACAGTTTCTAACTGAGCTACGTTAGATTCTGCCTCACTAGGTTTCCACAGTTGAGAAACCCAACCACCAAATTTTACCAGTGCTGATGCAATCGAACTTATAACCTTCCATACAACCTTTACGAATGGTGCTATTTTATCATATGCTGATGTTAAGAAAGAAATAATCTGTGGTAATTTCTGAACAACAAATCCCATTAAAAGATATCCAAAGAAATTCATTACTCTATCTTTGATACTCATTACCATTCCACCAACATTACCAAGTACACTTGCTACAGGGCCTTTATTACCTCCCGCTTGTTCAATTTTTTTCTCAGCAGCGGCCCTCTCTGCCTGTAATCTTTGCTTACGGACAAGAATTTTCTTCTTATCACCTAACTTTCCAAGTTCTTTAGTCTTATCTGTTAGTACACTCCTAAGATTAACAGCAGTTATCTTCAGTTTTTTTACTTCTTGTTTCTGGCTCATTTATACGTATATCCCTAGTTTTTCTTTAGTTTGAAGAATATAATAGTTACTCATATCCTCTGCACCAATAAGAGGTACACTATCAAACTCACCACCCAAAAAGTCAGCCTGTTTTTGTTGTGCTTGTTGAGAAATTGTTATGGGGTCTAGAACTGTAGTCACACCATCCGCATTAGGATCTGTAAGATCTCCTGTAGGACTAACATTTTTGTTGAAGTTAAGTTGTTGTTCTTTACCTGCGATTGCTTCTGCTGTTTTTTCATAATCACCCATAGCATCTTTTAGATTCTTCTCATCCTTACTCAACTTATTATCTCTCACCATCATACCAGCATCAATAGCAAGTGAAAGACCAGTTCCAACACCAGGAATCATAGAAGCAGCACCAGAAGCCATTTCACCTAAAGCACCTTTCCAATCTGGTGGTTTAGACATTAATCTACCTACAGCAAATGCAGCACCTAAACCTAGTCCAACAATAGGGATCTTTTTAAGGAGTGACTTACCTCCTGCCTTACCTAAATTTTTAAGTAAACTTTTTCCACCACTCTTCAGTAATTTACCACCACTCTTTAATAGAGTCTTTCCACCTTTTATTAAATTCTTTCCACCTTTTATTATATTTTTTCCTAGTTTAAATAAACCTTTTGCACCAGGTAGATTCTTAGCAAAATTCTTAATTGCAGACACACCATTCTTAATTAATGTCTTAGCATTTTTAAGCATTTTTGGGAGCGTTCGTTTTAAGAAGACTCTAGCCAGTCGTCTAGCCCTATTCAATCCTTTAAAGACACTATTAACAAACTTAACAAGTGCTTTAACTTTCTTGAAAATTTTCATAACAAGAACACCACCAACAATGGCTCCTAATCCAATTAGAAGTTTCTGACCATGATTCTCTAAGAATTTAAAGAAACTTGTAATTGCTTCATTATTATTGGCTAACCATGTTATTGCTTTATCTGCAATAAATCCTCCCGCTATGGCCGCAAAGAAATTTATAACTTTATCAAGTATATTCTTTGCTGGTGCAGTTACTGTATCAAATGCCTTACCTATTGTACCACCGATCTTCTTAACAGCTTCTATTCCTGCTTCTGCACCCGTTCTTTTCTTTCTGTCTGCTGTTCCTCTTAAAGTTGCTATCGCATCTTTCTCTTGCGTAATTCTATTTGCAAAATCTTGACTCAATGCATTACCAATATCTTGAAGTATTAAAGATACCTCTGCTATCTCATCAGTAGGATCATTCTCTCTTCTTAATTTAAGTATATTCTTAAGTTTAGTGATTTTTATGGAATTATTTTCAACTTTCTGTCTTAATTCATCATCAACAGTATCAGGTACAAGTTTACTTGGATCTATCTTAGGCCCTGTGCCTGGTAATTTACCTCCTGTAATAGGACTCACAAACGTTGGGTTTTTTGCATCTATCGCAGCCTTTACCTCTGCGAGTGTCTGTAACTTCTTTGGTCTTCCTCTTCTTTTGATTGGAGCAGCACCTTTCCCACCAAGAGCAGTTACTTTTGATGCTTTAATTTTAGGTTTTGCTTTTGCTACTTTAGCCACGTCGTTGTTGTGCTTTTAGATTTTCTTCTTCAATATATTGCTGGAGAAGTGAAACATAAATCTCTCTTTCCCAAGGAATCATGTTTTCTAACTCTGTTAAGCTATATTTATGGTGTTGCATGAGGGCAAAATTAGTCCGATAGTAATTCTCTAGACTCTCATGAGCTAGAGCTAAGCGAAAAAACTTGCTAGACCCTCCAACATCACTTCACTTTTTACTTTAGTCTTTGGATTAAATACCTCAACTTTATGTTGTAGTTTAGGCATTGTATCAAAGAATTTTTCAATGTCCTTAAACTGTTTAGAGTTCATAGACTCAACAAATTCCTTCAATTCTTTTTTAGTACAGTCAGAAGCATCCCAAGATTCCTCTGCAGTATATACTTGATCAATGCATTTCATAATAACTTCAAGAGATTGATCTACTTGAGCTTTCTCAGTATCCAGTTCAAAATTAGTCTCAATAAATTGAGTCATAGATGGATAAGCCATTTTAACTGATAAATTATCATCTAATTTAATAATATCACTATGGTCTGGATTCTTTTGAACTTTGATAGCATCAATGTCGATTTCCATTACAACCTGTGTTTCTCCATCATCAGGACAGGTTACATTGACCTCAACAGATTCACCAACAGATTTTGCACGAACATTTAAAAATAGATATTCGATATCAAACGTCGCCATTTTTTCGACCTTGATACCTCGTGTTTGAACACACTGTCCTATTACTGTTTTAACTGCTTCAGAAATCTGCTTTTGATTTTCAGATTCCAAGGCCATAATTAAAATCTTTTCTTCTCTAACTAAGAATGGTCTATATTTAACTTTTCTTCCACTAGAAGGTAATACCAATTCATAGACGGGGGTATTAATTTTTGGTAAGGGCATAATAAATCAAATCATTATATATTATATATACGGGTTTCACCGACTTTTTATTTCATTCTATATCTATCGTAAGCAAACTGAACATTTACCTTTACAAGATCAGCACCACCATATTGCACGGGTATTGAAGTCATTGACTTTGGAAAGGCATTTACATATTCATAAGTAATACTTTTCTTTGGATCTAGATTCTTTTCAAATTTTGTAATTGTTAATGATCCAGACTTGTATCCTATCTTGTTATCTCTGTTCATAGGATAGTTTAATCTTCTATAGTAATTGTTATCATCAGTACGGGTGATACCTTTAAAGTTATCATCACCTGCAACATAATCCATCCATCCCTCAAAAAATTTAAGAACATTATAATCTTGATCTACGTAGAATGAGAAATCACTATCAACATATATTCTTGTATGTGCAAACTGTTGATTGATTCCTTGATAATTATCTTTAACTTCTGATGTAGCAAATGAACTGGTAGGTAATGTAGCTTCAGCACACATTATACCAACCTTATTACCATTTGCATAATCATTAGGCAGATCATAATATTGTTGAAGATATCTCTTTAATTCGAATGATATACCTGCAATATGTACCTGATATTGGTTATTCAAAGAGACCTTACTAAGATCCATCCTAGTAAGAGTACCCATTTTATATTTTGAAATAAGTCCAGCCACTCTAAATATAGTTATATTATTATATTTCTATTTAGTGTCTTACAAAGGAAGATATCAGCCAAGTAACCCATTGAAGTACAAAGGTAACTTTCGAAACATAATTTACCGTTCTCTGTGGGAACGTAAATTCATGGTTTACTGTGATAAAAACGAAAACATTTTGGAGTGGGGAAGTGAAGAGATATTCCTCCCGTACAGATCTCCAGTTGATAATAGGATTCATAGATACTTTCCAGATTTCTATATCAAGGTTAAAGAATCAACGGGTCATGTTAAAAAATATTTAATTGAGGTCAAACCAAAAAAACAATGCGTAGAACCTAAACCTCAAAAAAAGAAAACAAAAGGGTATATCTACGAAGTTTATGAATATGCTAGAAATCAAGCAAAATGGAAAGCAGCAAGAGAGTATTGTGCTGACCGAATGTGGGAATTTAAAGTATTAACAGAAGACGAATTAGGTATTAAGTAATGTCTAAACAAAGTTATGAAGAGATAAAAGCAGAGATTGATGCTAGAAATCCTACTAAACCTGGCCAATATACAGGTTTACCTGTTCCTGCAAATCAAAGAGAAAAAAGACCTACTGATGCTAAATTAAATAGATTGCGTGAAGTTTTAGATAATATGACTGGTACTGAAAGTGCAGATGATTTGATGTTAGAAGTAATGAATGCATTACGTGAAAGTGGTAAAGTACCAACAGCAGGGAACTATTATACATTTGTATATCGACCCAAAACACCAAATATCCAATATGATCAAAACCCTTTAGTTGCAGTATCAAATGTGTTTAGTTGGGGATTCAAAGGACTTAACTTTCATTGGGGTGAAATGAGACAATATACATGGGATGAGATCGCTGGTGGACTATATTTAATCACTGCTGAGGAACTTCCAGACGCACAAGAGATACCTTTTCAGAATATCCGTATAAATAGATAATAAAACTGTAATTGTTATGCCCGAAGAGACAACAAGTACAACAACAGATCAGAAACTTACTGATAAACAACAGAGTGATGTTGTAAAAGAATATGAATCTCTGATTACTGCTAAGCCAAAACCAGCAGCTCCAGAAAAACTACCTACAGGTTTAAGATATCCATATAGTACAGTAGATAATACTCAAGATTTTTTAAAGTTTACTATTTTTAAGTATAAAAGAAGTGGACAAATAACAAGAGATAGTAATGGGTTAAAAGCAGATCTACTGGGTAATATTATTCTACCAGTACCCGCACAACTACAAGATAGTAACAATGCTAACTGGGGACAAAGCAATATGAATTTTCTGGAAGCAGGTGGTGTTAATGCAGCTAGAAATGTGATGGGTGGAAATATGGAAGGAACTGGTAATGAAATAAAGAATTTAGTTAATCAACTTAAAGATAATCCTTTAGTTAAAGATTACTTTGCAGCACAGGCAGTTAGTGCTGTTGGAGGTAATGTTAGTGCTGCTGATGTATTAGCAAGAGGATCAGGTCAAGTATTGAATCCAAATATGGAATTATTATTCAAAGGGCCAACTATTAGAAATTTCAGTTTTAATTTTAAATTTACACCAAGATTTCAGAAAGAAGCACAAACTGTAAGAACTATAATCAAAGCATTCAAAAGAAATATGGCTCCAGAAGGTGCGGGTGCTGCTATGATCAAAACACCAAAAGTTTTTGAAATTCAATATCTTGGAAAAGCAGCAGATTATTTGAATAGAATTAAATTATGTGCATTGAAATCATGTAATGTTAACTATACTGCAGATGGAACTTGGGCAACATATAATGATGGTGCACCAGTTTCTATGACTATGGCTTTAAGTTTTACAGAACTTACACCAGTTTACAATGAAGATTATAAAGCATACGAAGATACTTCAGACGGAGTTGGATTCTAATGGGATATTTTAGAGAGTTACCAGATGTAGCATATCAGAATTTTTTATCTGATAGTCTATCATCTCAAAGTTACATTGTAGTTAAGAACCTTTTTAGAAGGAATAAAATACGTGATGATTTAGAAGGTGTATTTACTGTCTTCGACAAGTATGAAATTCAAGAAGGTGCTAGACCTGATAATATTGCAGAGGAATTATATGGCGATGATAAATTAGATTGGGTTGTTTTATTAACTGCAGGAATTTTAAATGTTAGAGATGATTGGCCTCTAACTAATCAACAATTATATAATTTCTGTGTAGATAAGTATGGTGCAGATATAAATGCTATTCGTCATTATGAAACAAAAGAAATTATAGATGGGGAAGGAAGATTAATTCTTCCTAAAGGTAAAAGAGTTGATGGTAATTTTTCAGTTACTTATTTCTATTACAATCAGTACATAACTCCAGCTTCTGTAGATACAATACAAGGAGTTACAAATTTTGAATATGAACTAAAGAAAAATATAGAGAAGAGTTCTATACATATTCTTAAAAAACGTTATCTTAATCAGTTCCTCAACGATATGAGAGATATAATGGTAGTACAAAGATCTTCAAATCGTGTTACTGATAAGTTAAGTCGAACGGAAAATACTAAAGTTACAGTGCAATAAAAAAGGGGTCGTAAGACCCCTTTTATTATGTTTATTCTGATGCGAGTTTCGCAAAGTATGATAGTGTATCATCTTCCTCTTCATCAGGAGCTCCAACACTTACTGGTGCAGGAGTTGCAGAAACTGCGTCAGCAACAACTTGTTCTGCCTTGCTTAGGCCTTCGCTTAAGTCTTCTAAGTCTTCATCGAATGCAGGACGTGCAGAAGTCTTGTTACCTAATACGTAACCTAGACGTTTCTTCAAATCTTCATATGATTTGAATTGATCAGCACCTACAAACTCTTGAAGTGATGCTTGCTTCTTCCATAATCCTTCCATCGCTTCATCATCGTCTAATAGTGGACTTTGAGCTGCGAACTCGGAAGAATCATAGTTTCTATAACCTGCAACGTTCTTAGCCTTCAATTTGAAGTTAGCACCTTGCCAGAAATCAAATGGATCAATTGCTTCCTCATCTTCAAACTCAGGTTGCATTGCTGCAGTTAGTTTATCAAAGATTTTCTTACCATATTTGAATAAGAATACTTTACCTTCGTTCTCAGGATTAGCAGGATCCTTCACAACATAGATGTTACTAATATAAGTGAGTTTACGTTTCTGTTTTCTTGCAGTATCTTTACCTGCATCTGTTCCATTGTTCCAGAGTTGGGTATTGTACTCAGAAACAGGATCTTTTTGACCAAGAGTAGTCAAACTGTTTTCGATATACCAACCACCAGGCCCTTGGAAGGCATGAGAGTATAGTTTTACGAATGGTAGATCCTCACCTTCTGGTGCAGGTAGAAATCTTATAACAGCATAGCCGTTACCTGATTTATCTACGTCTAATTTCCAAAGACGGTCATCACCTGATGCACCGTTGTTATTCATTTTCTCAACTTCTTTAACTAACTTTGCAGTTAAAGAGCCAAGTTTGGATTGTTTTTTTAAGTCTGCGAATGACATTTAGATTACCTCGGATTAATTTGGATTCGGGGGATGTTTAGATTATACCATACATTGACTTAATCGTCAAGATGGTTTTTCATTTTTTGAATGGTTTTATCCATTCCTTGGAATAATGTAAGTATATCAGTACCTTCTGGGAAACCCAAAATGGTAAGTGATTGTTCTAAATTCTTTTTCATCTCTTCAGCTGCAGGATCATCAGACAAGGATAACCTTGTGTACATGACCTTTTGCATTTCAAGTAAAGAACTTAGTTTATCAACGTGTTCCATCTTTTCCTCATCGGGCATTGTATTAAAATTCATTAATGTACCATAAACTTCCTGTTGAAGTTTATTGATATCTTTTAGTTCTTTACGAACTATTTCTGAATCGAAAAATTCACTCATTGATAATGTCTCTTAATACGTTTTTATAATGGAATACATTAATATTTATAAAGGGAATGTATTTTTTTATCTTTAAACTGACGGATTCCCACACTGGATCTTTTAGTTTTTTATCAAAGTTTTTTGCGAAAGAAAAAACCTTTTCCAGTATCGTAAGCGTTTCTAAACTTACTTCTCCACCCAGATACTTTTTTAGTAATGGTGGATGGCCCTTCGAGCAATCGAATACTTCTTCTAAGTTGTTTTCGTATATTAATTTCTCTACTTGTTCTTTGAATAAGTAAGTCAAACTCTGTTTGCGTCTTTTCCAATCTGCGTAGTTTCTTTCTCCAGAATTGATAATTTCTCCAATCCATAAGTTTTGTGGGTTATCGGTTGTTACAAAGTTTGCTAATAGGAAGTTTACGACTTCTTCGTCAGAGTATTTTCTGGATGTTTTTTCAAACCAGTATTTGTCTTTTCTTTTGTTAAAGGCAGACATTGTAGCCCTTGACTTACCACCATATTTTATAAAGTCATACTTAGGGTTAGTAAAATGACTTTTCATTGAAAGATATGTTTGGTAAGTCTCAAATGGTGTCACTTTCATTTAATCTCAATTTCCATTCCACTAAAGGATCTGTAATGACCCACTCTACCAGCTGGAAAAGTATTGACTACTAGACTATATCTATCATTAAAATCATTACTTGGTTTTACCTCATGTTCCAGATTAGAGGGAAATAAACTTAGAGTACCTGCTTTTGCACGTACTTTATGAGTAATTTCACGAGAGTCATCCATACTCCTAACAGTTACTAATGGGTGATTTTCTAATTCCCATATACTATTCTGATATAGTGTAGTACCTGTAGGTGAATCCGTCAAGTAAAGAACACCACTTATATAAGAATTGGTATGAAAATGTCTTGGTTGGTGTGTATTATATGTGGTGACTACACCCCAAGACTGAGTAATATCTATACGATCACACTGCAAATTTCTTGATATTTTTACCTCATCTAAACATGCAAGTATCCAATTCATAATAGGTGCATACTCAGGTCTGAGATTCAGACGGGCATCTTCAGTCATCCCCGAAATCTGATAAGTTGTAGAATGTTCTTGATGAATTAATTTTTCCTTTTTAAGCAATTCTACACCTAATGCTGTAATCTTTGGATCAGCATAAAATTCATATATGGTCTGAGGCAATACTTCAATCTGCTTCATCTTCTTCAGCCTCTAAAGAGTCAATTGCATCAACAGGCACTTCATGATTACCGATTTTATACCAGTGCTCAATTTCTCCTGATTTCCAACTTTTTTTCTCTCCAATATATTTAAGATCAGGGAAACTATGTTCTCTGAGCATTGCTTGAAGACGTAAATGTGTTAGTTCAGTTTTGTTCGGAATCTTCATTTAAACCATAATGATAATCGTTAGTATCTCCATACCTTTCCATATGTCCTCTCTCAACACTAAAGTATTTTGTGGATACTTTAAAATCAGGCATTTTAGGATTTTTAGGAGTTAAGGAATTGTCGTAAATTCTCAATCTATTATTAGGATACAGTGCGAACTGTCCATTGTTCAATTCTATAAGATTATGACTCTTATGTTCTGCGGGTGTTTCTGATGTACTAAAATCAGGAGTATCAATATCACAGTGATAATTATCTAATGTGACCACATATTTTCCTTGCTGTGTTCCAAAATCTCTAGTATAACACTCATAATCCATAGAACCTATAAACTGTTTGCATATAGTCGTAACACCATAATCCATACAGTTCCAGAACTGTAAGTTAGGTAGATCCATGTCTGGATCAGGTGTTTGAGGTCTACTTAAAAAAGCACTGATAGGTAGTTTATCAAATATTGCTGCATATTCTGGTAAGTATGTCTCAAAATAAAAAGCACGGCCAGGAATGGATTTTGCAGATACCCAGACACCTGGTGTAAATTCACCATGTCCTGATTCGAAGTCGGTAAGATATTCTTTTCTTACCCACACTTCCTCTGCGGGCATATTACTAATTAAAGTCGCCATTATAGTGGTAATTTAGCTCTTGATGTTTTTTTCATAAAATTAAGTTCTTGTGCATCCCACTTCAATTTCTCTTTGAGTGGTTTAGAAACTAACTTTGTTACTGATTCTATCTCAAGTCCATTGATTTCGCAATAGTAACATATTGCATCAATGTAATTCATATCTTCTTTAGATACTATTGACTCAATTTCCATTGCAAATTTAGCGGGAGTAAGAAACTTCTTCTCCATTACTTGCTCAAGTTCTTTGTTCGGTTCCATAGATTTCCAGTTTATCTCTAACAAACTTTCTAATATATTTGTCGAGAAGTTTGATGTACTTTGCTTTGTTGTACTCTTCATAAACTACACATTCTCCATTTTCACAAGCCATAATAATGACCAATTTTTTAACTGATATATTTTTTAGTTCATACAACATACAACCGTATGCCATCGCTTGGACAAAATAATGTTCTATCCATTCTCTTGGCTTTGGTTTCTTAGATGTTTTAAAATCTATTATTGCTAACTCACCATCATATTCTGCGATACAGTCAACGGTTCCTGCAATACCCAGTTGTTTACTATATAGGGCACCTTCAAGGGTGTGGATATTATCTATTTTGTTGAGTTCCCCCTTTGAGATTTTAAATAAAAAATCAGAAATAGGAGGAACCTGAGGTAATTGATCGTTCTTTAAATAATGTTCCGTGAGTGAGTGCATATCAGTTCCACGGGTTGTAGCCGCTTTCGTGATACGATCTGCCTCTTCATTACCTACCCTCTTTCTCCAATCAACAAAGATTTCTTTATTAAAGTGGCTAGTGACGGAAGTAATTGAAACAAGTCTAAGTAACTCATCTTCGTCTGGTACTGAGTAATAACGAACTCCATCAATAGTCTCCCTACTAAGTTTAGGGAGATTCAAATCAATATGTTTAAACATTACATACCCATCTCAAGTTTAGCAATAATATACTCCTTCACGAGTCCAGAACGAATGATATCATCAATTCCAAATTCTATTATATCAAAAGAATTCATTTTACGCAAGATGTTCATAAAGTCCACTATACCGTTTCTTTCATTAGTTTTAAGTAAATCAGATTGTCTAGCATCCCCACAGAAACATATCTTACTATTTTCTCCTATTCTGGTAATAATACTATCGAGTTCATGGAAATTGAGGTTTTGAAATTCATCAACAATCACAATAGCATTATCGAGTGTAGTTCCTCTTAAAAACGAGGTACTCCAGAATTTAATTGTATCCTGTGCTTTTAGATTTCCATAAAGCATCTCAAAATCAGCATCAGAGTTCATTTCAAACATATACTTTACCATGTGCTTGTAAGGCACTTGATAGATGTCTGATTTATCTTCATAATCACCTGGTAAAAATCCAATCTCTCTTGTAGATACTAATGATCTTACAATATAGATTCTTTCATAGGGAGTCCTATCGTTTAAAACGTCCTTTAGAGCATTGAAGAGAGTAACGAAAGTTTTTCCTGTCCCAGCTGCTCCATAGGCAACGAGGTGTTTTCCTTCTTTATAGGAATCAAATAGTCTTTTTTGATTTTCAGTAAGAGGTTGAATATCAATCAAATAATCAGCATTCAGAGGTTTTTTCCTCCTCATCTGTTTACCAGTCATCCCCACACCAATAGGTTGATCCCCAGAGGTTTTTCTTTTACGGGCCATTTTATAGTTTCAAATTACGGGCACCTGGCGATTTGGATGCTTTCTCCAAAACTTCATTCCAGCCAGGCTTTGATTTACGTAGTTTATCTCTCCAGTCTCCCACTTCTGCAGCACTTGGACATGTTGATGGATCAGAGTAATCTCTACTCCAATCAGGATTATCGGTACACCACTGATCCCAGTCATGTACACTCATCGTGACTTCTCTCTTATCTCCAGTTTTTGTATTTACAACAGGGTATGTAGCCATAATATTTTATCGGGTAATTTATTTAGACCCATTCTAGGGCTTCTGATACGTTCGGGAATTGCTCTATAAAGATCTTTCTACATTCCTCTGCAATCTGCATATGCTCTTTTTGAGTACCGTGTGCAGATCTCAGATTAATATAGTGAACCCATGAACGACAACTTCCAGTCATATAGATTCTGGTAGGAGTACATAGAGGTAACACCATTCTTGCACATTCCTTCGCAACACCCTGACTCAACATTTGCTCATAGAGTGACTTTGCAGAACTAAACAGGGTTTCCATCTGTTTTTCGAATTTTTCGATTTTTTCGGGTTCCAAGTCATTTGTAGAATTTTGACGATTCTTCTCATCCTGCCTTCTGAGTTCTGGTAGTGGAATATCCCCTAATGCGGTGCTTGCTGCATATCTCTGTGAGAACTCTTGGAACGTAAAACTCCTATGTCTCAAAATTTGAGCAGCGATAGCTCGGCTTGTCTCGATCTCCAAGCTCATCGAGGATTGTTCAAATACACTCCAATGATTATGCTTAATACAATACTTTAATAAGCCTGAGTATTTTTCATTATCCTGATTTGAGGGATTACTCACTCTGGCGATATAAGCCATTGTTTGTTCTGCATCAGGAGTGATACTAACAAGTTTTACGTTCATTTACCAAATCCTTCGGGTTTTTCTCTTTTTCTAGCTAATGTCTCTTTTTCAAGAACAGCAAGTTGTTCTCTCATAAATGAAAGCTCTTCAGAAGTGTACAAATAGTCTTGTTTAAGTGCTTCTTTTAAATTCTTAAGAATTTGCTTTTGTCTCATCCGTCGTCGTCCTCAAAAATTTCGTCGTAATCAGTCAATATCTTTTTTGAGGTATTTGAGGTAGAATAAGCATCTACGTCAGAATAGACCTCTGCTTTAAGTGCATCAACTGTTAATTCTAATGTACGAACAATGTCTTTTAACTTTCTTCGATCCATAGATAAAATTTCATTTCACTAAGTATAGCATAAAAAAAGGAGGGGATCAACCCCTCCCTAATGTTAACTGCAAGGTGATGCCTTGCTTTTAACCTTGAGACCACGATACATTAAATCGTGTCTTTCACGCTTAGCTGCTTCATCAACAACTTTTGCGTTGTACTCTTCAGTGTCGTATTCGACACCACGGTAAGTAACTGTTGCCATTTGCTTGTCCTCAGTAGTAGGGTTTTTAATCCCGTTCCTTCAGTCGGCTTTTGCGTCCCTTACGGGATGAACGATTCCGTTCCGAGTCGGCTTACTTGCGACCTCTATGAGGTTGAACGTTGTGTTAATTCTAACACATTCATATTATATAGGCAAGTAAAACTGTAACATCTGTTACATTTTATAAAATCTTAAAGGTTGAAAAATTTTGCCGAATTTTTTTTGCGTTATTTTTGGATTTATCTTCTCTTTTTCTTTTCCTTTGGTTTCTGATACAACCATAAACCTGGTTTGATATTACCCTTACCATAATTAATTGATATTAAATCTGTTTTAAATTTATCATAATACATATCAAATATCGTAACTTGAGTTCCTCTGGTTAAATCATAAAATGTTTTAGCATCAATTTTATATTCAATAATATATGCGTCTGTTGGAAATTGTGTGCTAGTTAGTTGTTCGGACGTAGCTTTTTCAACAAGTATCTCACATCCATATTTTTCTTTAAGAGAATCTTTTTCTTTTTGAGACCAAGAACTTGATGGTTTGGTAGGAGTTTCAGTCATGATCTACCTCCCCATTTTATATCTGGATATGCTTCTGCTACAATCTCTTTCGTAATTTTATAAATTTCCCCTAATTTCTTATCCTTACATGCGATAACAATTTCTGCCTCTAATGGATGTAATCCCTCTAATATATTAATGAACATACTTTCTCTACGAAGATTATTTAATCCATCATCACCACCCTTTATAAAACGATAAAAGTGTCTTGACTCTCTTCGAATCGTCGTGTGTCCCTGTTGATCACTTACTCCTAAAGAAAAATTACCTTGAGAGTGCATGGATCGAACTTCTTCTGAAATTTTACTACTTACACCTCCCTTATAAACATTCTGATCATCATAACCAGTATAAGGAACTTCACCTGGTGGAAGAATACTAACTACACTTTCATCAAAATTCCAAATCAAAATAACCTTTAATGGGAGTTCTTCATATTTTCGAAGAACTTCAATTTTTTTCCCCTTTGTTCTTTGTTTTGATACTAAGTCAAGTATTTCAAATATAAAAGGATTTCTGGGTAAGTTAATACTTACAGGTTTTTTGACTGTGACTGCTTTTGCCTTTCTGGGTTTACGAGTCGTCGTCTTCTTCGTTGCGGTCATAATTTTCAAATCTAAATGCGACAATTTCATCAGGAACTAAGTTTCCATT